ATGGCGAAAGGATTAGACGAAAGACAGGCAAAATTCTGCGGGCTTTGCGCGGAGGGGATTGCGCCGGAGGACGCCGCAAGGCTTGCAGGATACCGGAAAAAAGGCGTGGAAAAGACCCTGCTGGCTTCTGAAAAAATCAGGGCGGGCATTGAGGCGGGGCGGCAGAGGGCGGACGGCGGAGAGGAATCGGCAGGGAAAGAGGAAATCCTCGGATTTTTGACCGGACTGATGCGGGACAAAAAAGCGGCTGACGTGAAAACGCGGATGCGGGCGGCGGAAATACTGGGAAAACGTGCGGGAGCCTTTGAAAAGGAAAGCGCGGGGGAAGAACAGGAGCGCGTTGTGATTGTAGATGATATTCCATGACGGGGAAGGAAATCCGGCTTTCGGACTGCATCGGCCACGGGTTTTACGAGATACACCGCGATATCCGGCAGGGCGGACATACGCATTACTGGATCAAGGGCGGAAGGGGAAGCGGGAAATCATCCTTTCTCTCTATCGAGATTATGCTGGGGCTGCTGGAGGACAGGGAGGCAAACGCTGTGGCGCTGCGGAAAGTGGCGGCGAATCTGAAGGACAGCGTGATACAACAGATGGCCTGGGCGGTTCAGATGCTGGGGGTGGCGGAGGACTGGGAGATTAAGGCTTCGATGGGGGAAATGGTGAGGAAAAGCACAGGGCAGAAGGTTCTTTTTCGGGGCTGTGACGACCCGCGAAAGCTGAAATCGCTGAAATTCCAGAAAGGGTACGCAAAATACATCTGGTATGAAGAAGCGGACGAATTCAGGGGGATGGCAGAGCTGCGAAGCCTCAACCAAAGCCTGATGCGCGGCGGGGAGGAGTTTCGGGTGTTTTATTCCTTCAATCCGCCGAAGGGGCTGCGGCACTGGGCAAACATGGAGATGCAGGAGGCGCGGGAGGACAGGCTGGTACACCACAGTACATACCTGGATATGCCGGAGGACTGGCTGGGGCAGCCGTTTTTGACAGAGGCGGATTATACAAAGGAGCGGAAGCCGGAAATTTACCGTCATGAGTATCTTGGAGAGGCAACGGGCGAAGGTGGGGAGGTATTCCGGAACCTGAAATTCAGGGGAATCAGCGATGAGGAAATCGCTGAGTTCGACAGGGTCAGCAGGGGGCTGGACTGGGGCTATGCGGTTGACCCGCTACATTACACGGTGAACCACTTCGACAGGGCAAGGCGGCGGCTGTATATTTTCTTTGAACTGCGGGCAACGGGAATGAGCAACCGAAGGCTGGCGGAGGAAATCGCGAAGGAAAACCCGGAGGGGCGGGAGGTTATCTGCGACAGCGCGGAACCGAAATCCATCGCGGAGATGCGGAGTTTGGGGATACGGGCGATGGGCGCGCGGAAGGGACCGGACAGCGTGCCTTACGGGATAAAGTGGTTACAGGACTTGGAGGAAATCGTCATTGATCCGAAGCGGTGTCCGGCAACAGCGCGGGAGTTTGGACGTTATACGTTCGAGGGGGACGGGCACGGCGGATGGCGCGCGCGGTTCCCTGACAGGGAGAACCACAGCATAGACGCGGTGCGGTACAGCAGGGAGGTGGATATGAGGAATGTGGAGGTAAGATAAAAGACCGCAGGGCTCTGCCCCGCATTTCAGCCTCTGCCCTGATTGCTGGCCGCCACAGGAGTGCGGCTGGGAGGAGGTTTGAGGGGGAAGGGTTTGGGGAGATGCAGAAGGGATTTTGGAGAAATTTCGTCACGCGAAAGTGCGGCGAGAAAAGTTTGGGGGCAGGCCCTTTTCAAAGGAACTGCAGGGGTTCGGGGGCAACGTCCCTGAGGTTTTTGGAGGTGAAAAAAGTTGTTTGTTTCGGAAATGGAATTGCTGAAAGCAAGGCTTGCGGTGGGAAAGGGGCTAAGTGACAGCCACATACTGCGGCAGATTTTGCAGGAGGACGCGGCGAGCGAAAAGAAGAAGCGTATGCGCGAAGGGGAACGCTATTATCAGGGGGAGCACGACATTTTACAGAAGGACTTCCGGCAAAGCCCGATTTCGGAGGCGGGGCGCAAGCCGGGGGAGGAAAACATAAAGATGTTTTTTAATCCGAACAGGAGCAACCACCATTGTGTAAACCCATTCCATCATACGTTGGTGGCGCAGAAAGCGGCGTATTTAGTGGGGCGGGAGCCAACGGTGAGTGTAAAAGCGCAGGACGCGGACAGTGAGGCGTTTGAGCGGGCGTTAGAGGGACTGACGGACGAGGCGTTCAACGGGATGCTGACGCGCTGGGTCATTGGCGCGGCAAACAAGGGCGTGGAATACCTGCATGTTTACTATGACGAGGAGGGGGCGTTCCGTTACTGTATTGTTCCGGCGGAGGAAGTGCTGGCGGTATATGACGAGGTATACCAGCAGGACCTGCGCGAGGTGATACGGTATTACGATATTACGGTGATGGAAAACGGGAAGGAAACCAGCCGCCGGCGTGCAGAGTGGTGGACGGGGGAAACGGTCACCTATTTCACAGAGGACGGACATGGAGAGTTTTGGAAGGAACGCGAAAACGGGCACTGGACAGTGACGGAACTGCTGGACGGGGAGGAGCGGAAAACCATGGCGCACGGCTGGGGCATGCCGCCGTTTATCCCGCTGCGCAACAACGACAGGGAAATGACGGATTTGCAGCTGGTGAAGGGGCTGATTGACGCTTACGACTACATCAGCAGTGAAGGTACGAATAATCTGCTGGATCTGGTTAACCTTTACTGGGTGATACAGGGATACGGCGGGGAAACCGCCGGGGCTGTGGCGAAAAAGCTGCAAATCAATAAAGCGGTGCAAATCAGTGACACAGGCGGGAGTGTGGAGGCGAAGCAGGTGGAACTGCCTGTAGAAGGGCGGCTGGCATGGATGAAGGCACTGCGAAAGGATATTTTCCACTTCGGTATGGGCGTGGATACGGACAGCGACGACTGGGGCCGCGCGGCAAGCGGCGTTTCGCTGAAATTTCAGTACGCGATGTTTTACCTGAAAATTAACGGCATTGTGCCGGAAATCCGGCGGGCGGTGAAAGAGTTTTTCCGTTTTGCTGTGGAGGACTGGAACAGGCGAAACGGAACGGACTGGGACTGGAGGCAGATACAGGTGACGCTGAACACGAATGGCATTACGGACGACGTGGAAACGGTGCAGATGATAAAGGAATCACAGGGGATTGTCAGCGAAAAGACACTGCTGGGGAAACATCCGTTTGTGGAAGATGTAAACAGCGAGATGGTACAGTTAGAGAAAGAAAGGGGACGGAAAAAGCATGATGACGATGGAGGCATTGCAGAAAATGGGGCTGGGGAGCCAGGCGGCAGGAAAAATACTGGACGCTTTTGAGGCGGTGCAGGCGGAAAATGAAACGCTTGCCGCAGAAAAAGCGGCTTTGGAGGAGGAGTTGGAGGATGTGCGCAGAACGTCGGCTGTGGAAAAAGCCATTTGGGAGGCAGGCGGCAAAAACAGCAGGGCGATCCTGGCACTGGTTGACCTTTCCAAGGTGCGGCTGGACGGGAAAAATGGACTGAGCGGGCTGGATCTGGAGGCGGTAAAGGCAGATGCCCCGTACCTTTTTACGGAAAAAGAGGAAAGGACAAGGGGAACAGGGACAACCAGAGGGCAGAGAAGAAGGGAAAGCGAAATCAGCGAGGCATTCCGGAGAGGCTTGAGAAGATAAGGGGGCAGAAATATGGGTATTAACACATTGGAATATGCAGCAGTATTTATGGAAGGGCTTGACCAGCAGCTTGTGGAAAATTCTACGACGGGCTGGATGGAGGACAACGCCGGACAGATACAGTACAACGGCGGGGCGGAAGTGAAAATTCCCAAAATGCAGCTGAGCGGGCTGGGGAATTACGACAGGGACGGCGGTTTTGCCAAAGGCGCGGTAACGGTGACGTATGAAACGATGGAGATGACACAGGACAGGGGGCGTACCTTCCAGCTGGACGCCATGGACGTAGACGAAACGAATTTTGCGGCGATGGCGGGGAATGTGATGGGCGAATTCCAGAGGACGAAGGTTATTCCGGAAATTGACGCGTACCGTTACAGCAAAATTGCAGAAATGGCGGAGGAAAATGGGAAACTGACGGAATATACGCCGGAGAAGGGCGGTATTCTGGAGAAGCTGGTAGAGGACATTACGGCGGTACGCGATCAGGCGGGCGACTGTGCGGAGCTTGTGGTCGCGATGAATGCGAAGCTGGCGGGAAAGCTGGATTTGGAAAAGGGCGGCGAAAATATTTTGCAGAGCGGTGTTTTCCAGCAGGGGACGGCGGAACTGAAGGTAAGGGAGATTGACGGCTGCCCGATTATCCGCGTACCTTCGGTAAGATTCCAGACGGGGTACACGTTTTTTGACGGCGTGACGGAAAGCGAAAAGGACGGCGGCTTTGCGCCTGCTGAGGGGGCAAGGGAAATCAACTGGATCGTGTGCCTGAAGCGCGCGCCGGTGGCGGTTTCCAAAACAGATGTGACACGTATTTTTGACCCGATGACAAACCAGAACGCGAACGCCTGGAAAATTGACTACCGGAAATATCACGACCTTTGGATTATGGATAATGGCATGGAGGGGATACTGGTGAGCGTGCAGCCGAGAGCGGACGGTGCGGACGGTACACGTGAAAACGGAGAGCAGAAGGCATGAGCGGCATGACGGAACGGATACGGGCGGAACTGGAACGGCTGCGGGCGGACGGTGATGCGGGCTGGCTGGATCATGCGGCGGAAAGAAGTGTTTCTCTGATGGCGGCTTACTGCGGAACAGAGGAGCTGCCGGAGGGGCTTTGGCGTGTGGGTGTTACGCTGGCGTTATGGATATATGACAGTGCGCCGATGGAAAACGGGGGAAACAGCAGGGGGATTCGGAGCATACGCGAAGGGAACGCGGCGGTGACATTTGGGGAAACAACGTTTGAGGTGCAGCGGAAGGAGCGGGAGATGCTGGAGTATTTCGGCGTGGAACTGGACAGGGTGCGAAAGCTGGGGTGGTAATCATTCAGAGGAATTAAGAGCTTGGGACGCTGTCCCAAACCCTGCTTCTTTCTTTCAAAGAAAGAAGCAAAGAAGAATGTGGAAACTATGTTTCGCGGGGGAGGGTGAAGGGGACGGGTATGGAAAGGAATGGGGGAACAGCATGGAAAGAGGATTTCAGAGGGCGAAGGCGGCGATAGAAGGGTTATTCTGGGACTGGTGTGTTGTAGAGGAATTTACAGAGAAGGGGACGGACTGGGGCGAGTGTTTACACGAGAGAGAGGCAGGCGGGGAAGGCTTCCCCTGCCGTCTGGTGGAGAAGGTGGCGGCGGGTGGGGCTGACGGACTGCTGGCGGCGGCAGAGAGGGAGGCTATGCTGCTTTATCCAACGGACAGGGAAATTCCGGCGGGGAGTGATGTGAGGATTACGCTGGGAAGTGGGGAGGAAAGGCTGTATACGGCTGCGGGGGAAAGCAGCGGCTTCCGGACGCATAAAGAGTGTGGAATGAGGAGAAAAGGGAGGATTTGAGGAAAACGGGGCAGGCGATGCAGCTGCGGCGGGATACAGGACAAAATAGACGGGAGTTGCGGCCGCATGGAATGCGGCTGGCAATAAAGTTTAGGGTCAGACCCTTTTCAAAGGGCCTGCGGGGTGGAGCTCCATGGTTATAAAAGGAGGACGGGATTTGACGGAGGTTTTGAGAAGGGCGGTTATACAGGGCGTTGCGGGGCGGTTTGGCTTGCCGGTATACGGACAGGCTGTCCCGCAGGGCGGAAAACGCCCATGCTTTACTGTCGAAATGACAGGCGTGGAACAGAAGCGCCTGCTGAACAGGAGAAGCCGCGTGACGGCGGCGTTTGCGGTCTGCTATTATCCGGCAGAGGGCGCGGAACGTCCTGCGGCACAGGCGGCGGAATTCCTGCGGATTGCGGACGGGTTGTATGAGGCATTGTTTTTGGTGGGCGATGAAGAAAAATTCGCGGCATCCAAAATGCAGCATGAAAAACGGGAGGACGATGGCAGGCTGCGTTTTACGGCGGAATATGAATACCATATTGTTTATGACGAGGAGATTCCGCTTATGGAACGATTGGAATATAACGGGAAAAGGACGGTGGGATATGAAGAAGAAAGCGGCATTCAGCAGGGAACAGCTGATGACAAGCAGGACGTTCGGTTACAGCGCTGACCTGACGGGGGCTGTACTGGACGGGGACAGGCTTTACACCAAAGATGCGGCAGAAAAGGAAATTCTGGCGTATCTGGAAGGGAAACCGGCGGAAATGACGGAAAGGGGGAACTGATATGGCACTGGGCGGCGGTACTTTTTTGGTACAAAACAAAGTCTTGCCAGGGGCGTATATCAATTTTGTGTCCAGGCCGAGGGCAATGGGGCATCTTGGCGAAAGAGGCGTACTCTGCATGGGCATGGAACTGGACTGGGGCGCAGATGGCATGATTACGGTGGAGGCAGAGGACTTCCAGAAGGAAACAAAGGCGTTATTCGGATATGCTTACACAGACGACAAAATGCAAAACCTGCGTGAGGTTTTCATGCACGCCAAAAAGCTGAAGCTGTTCCGGCTGAACGGTGGCGAAAAGGCGCAGGGCGAAAGCGGGAATCTGACGGTGCGCGCAAAATGGGGCGGCGAACGCGGCAATGGGCTGCGTGTGGCGGTCGTACCGAACGTGGACGAGGACGGGAAATTCGATGTGAATACATACCTCGATTTGGAGCTGGTGCATACGCAGACGGCGGCGGAAGTCGAAGAACTGGAAAACAATGATTATGTGATGTTTTCAGGGAAAGGCGCATTGCAGCCGGAGGCGTGCCTGTGCCTGGCAGGCGGCACAACGGCGGAAACCACAGGAAGTGCGTACACGAATTTTCTGGAGGCTGCGGAAAAAGAGGATTTCAATGTGCTGGCTTATGCGGGCAGCGATTTGGTGACGAAAAAGCTGTTTGTGAACTTTACGAAGCGTATGCGCGACGAGGAAGGCGTGAAATTTGTGACGGTGCTGCATGATTATGCGCAGGCGGACCATGAAGGCGTGATTTCGGTCGGGACGGCTGCGGAGCTGGTCTATTGGACGGCAGGCGCGGCTGCGGGCGCGGAGGTCAACGAAAGCCTGACGAATACCGTTTATGACGGGGAATACGTTATCAATGCGAAACGCAAGAAAAGCCAGTTTATCAAGGGCATTCAGGAAGGCCAGTTTTTGTTTTATGAGGAGGACGGCGGGCTGAAGGTCCTGCGCGACATCAACAGCTTTACTTCCTTTGAAACAACGAAAAACAGCGATTTTTCCAGCAACAGAGTGGTGCGCGTGCTGGATAGCATTGCCAACGATGTCGCGGGGATTTTCAGCCGCTATTATCTGGGGAAACAGAGCAACAATGCCAACGGGCGAAACCTGCTGAAAGCGGAGATTATGGCGTATCATGAGGAATTGCAGGGCATTGAGGCGATTGAGAATTTTACGGCGGACGACATTACGGTGGAAAAAGGACGCGAAAAACAGGACGTTGTGATTTATGAGAGCGTGCAGCCTGTGGACGCCATGGAAAAGCTGTATATGAGGGTGGAAATCATATGAGCCATATTTAAGGAAGGAGGGCGGAAATGGGATATTTACGCGCGAAGGATACGGTAAACGGCGCACTGGGTACCTGTTTTGCCATTATCGACGGCAGAAGGCATGAACTGATGCAGGTGAAGAATGTGCAGGCGAAAGTGAAAAAGACAAGGACGGAAATCCCGATTCTGGGCATGACGGGGAAACAGCACAAAAGCGGCGGCTGGGAAGGCACGGGAAGCATGACGGTATACTATGTTTCGAGCCTGTTCCGAGAAGTCATGCTGAAATACATGAAAGAGGGCGCGGATACGTATTTTGAACTGATGCTGACGAACGAGGACCCGACCGGCGGGACGGGGAAACAGACGGTACTGCTGAAAGATGTGAACATTGAGGAGATGGTCATTGGCAAGCTGGACGTGGACGCGGCGGCGATGGACGAGGAGATGCGGTTTACGTTTGGGGACGTGGAGCTGATGGAGAAGTTTGAGGAGTTGTAA